CTTGAGCGCGGCGAAGTCTGTTATCAACGCTTCTACATTTGCAGATGCCAGCTTCAAGCTGGGCGATGCGTACACCTCGCTGACCGCTGTAGCGATGCACTCGGCTGTCATGGCTGCGCTGGTCAAGTTGGATTTGATTGCAACTGCACGCGGTTCCGATGGCTCTTATTTCCAAACTTATCAGGGCAAGCGCGTCATTGTTGATGATTCGCTCACCCCCACCAGCACCGTCTATCCTACATACCTGTTCGGTGCGGGCGCGGTTGCGTATGCTGAGGGCGAGGTTCGTATGCCGGTCGAGACTGATCGTAACAGTCTGTCTGGCTACGATGTGTTGATTAACCGTCGTCATTTCGTTCAGCATTTGCGCGGCGTGAAATACAGCGGCAGTGCAACAATCAGCACCGGCGATGGTACTAGCGGTCACCCAACTCGCGCTGATTTGGAGACTGGTGCAAGCTATACACGCGTCTACGACAACAAACAAATCCGCTGCGTTTTGTTCAAGCACAAAATCTAAGGCGATTATTGTGGGTCTGTTGTCATTTGTTAACCAAAGCCAGCCGGTAGCGATTGCTGCCGCGCCGGTTGCGGTTGCTAAAAAGCCAAGCGTCCGCGAGTTGTTCGGCACGGTTTCTGGAGGGACTGTTGCAGTTTTGGGTGGTGGGATTTCGCTGCAAAGCGACATTGAAAAATTACCCAAGGGCTGCGCTATCATCGGTGTAAATCAACATGCGGCTAGTTTTATGCCTGTTGATTATGCCGTTTGTTTAGATACCGGAATTGCTGAAAAAATCCGCGAGTATTCCGACTGCAAAATCATTTCGCAGCAAAATGAGACCGCTGTAGATTTCGTTATTTACGATGAGGACAAAGAAGAATTGTGTGCGGCATTTCAAAGCACGATTCCCGCCGTTGTTCTCGCCGTGAAGATTGGATTTGCAAAAGTTATCGTGTGCGGCGTTGATTTGTACGAGTCGGGCAAATACTTTGACGGCACGGATGTTATGGCTGGTCAGGCTGACAAAAAACTGCAATTAGAGTTTTGGGCGGGCGCAAAACAAGCACTCGGGAAAGACGCAAAAAAAATAAAAGTGATGGCAGATAGTCCGCTGTCTGCTGTTTTTGAATCGCTAAAATGAGGAAATAAATCATGGCATTAGTATCGACCACTCGTGGCTACATCGGTAAAGGTAAAATCAGCATCATCCCTCGCACCGGCGATAAAACGCCTGTAGAAATTGGCAACTGCAAAGCGTTATCCGTGTCGGTAGATACCGACCGCAAGGCGCGTATTGATTACCAGAATGCAGGTGGTGGCGAGCTTGATGTTTTGGAGCGCATCACATCAGTAAAGGGCGAGATGACTGTTGACGACTTCAAGCCTGAAAACTTAGCGCAAGCGATGCGCGGCTCGGTTTTGGAGCAAACTGCAATCGCTGTTGTCGATGAAATCCAGACGCTTTTTGCTGGGCGTAGTGTTGTGTTTGATTACATCCCTGACACGGCAATCGCTATCACTGTGAAAGCAGCGCCAAGCACCGTTTGGGCTGAATCAACGGCGTACGAGCTGGGCGATCGCATTGTTGAGAGCAACAAAGTTTTCGAAGTTACCACGGCTGGCACTTCAAAAGCTGCGCCAAAGCCAACTTTCACCGGCACAATCGGTGCAACTGTTACTGATGGCACTGTTACTTGGACTGTGCGCGCACCAGAGACTTTGGTTAAAGACACGCATTACAAAGTAACCAATTCAGGCATTACCGCTCTGCCTGACGCTGATGCGCTGTTTGCAAATGGTTTGCGCTTGAAAATCGGTTACACAAAAAATGTGCAGTATCTTGTGCAAGCGTTGACTGACGCAGGAACGGAATATCTGTTGGTGTTTGATGGCTTGAATGAAGTGGATAGCGGGAACCCTGTTGTCGTTAAAATCCACCGCACAAAATTCTCTCCGACTTCCGGATTGGATTTAATTGGTGATGATTTTGGCGAGATCAAAATGGAGTTTTCTGCGTTGAAGGATTCTACGATTGTCACTTCAGGTTTATCGCAGTACATGCAGATTGCAATGGTGTAAGTCATTCGCGCATGGATGCGCAACAATTTTACAGAGGTTTTGACGCATGAGGTGATGCTGTGGCGAATAATAAAAATATCAATGTAGATGTCACAGTAACAACTCTAACCGCCGAGCAGCAATTAAAAAAACTAAAAAAAGAGCTTGGCGCTTTACTCAAAAGCGGAACGGCAACTGATGCTGAATTAGCCGCGCTCACCGACAAAATACAAAAACTAGGCAGCGTAACAGAGCGCAGCGCGGATGGTATGCGTCGCACTGGTGATGCCGGTAAATCTATGGGCGGTGGTGTATCGTCTGCCTCCGGCGCGATGGGTGGGCTAATTGCTGCGGCTAAAGGGCTAATTGGCGTTGGGCTTGTAAAAGCGTTTGCAGAGATCACAGCGCAATCTCAAAACCTAAACAGGATGCTCGCCGGATTATTTGGCGGCACAAAACAAGCTGCGCAACAATTCGAGTTTACTTCTACGCTGGCAAAGCGGCTAGGCGTAGAGGTTTATTCGCTGACAGACGCGTATGTAAAACTCGCAGCGGCAACACGCGGCACTTCGCTAGAGGGCGAAAAAACTCAAAAAATCTTTGCATCGTTCGCCACCGCGATGGCATCAATGGGTGCTGGCACTGGCGAGATCGGCGATGCGATGGTGCAGTTGTCGCAAGGGTTAAGCAAGAACAAATTTGACCTGCAAGATGTCAAGTCGATAATGGAAAAAATCCCAGGCTCTGCAAACATATTTGCGGATAGTTTGGGGCGCACAACAAAAGAATTTTACGACATGATTTCTGCCGGTCAGTTGGGTCGCGCAGAAATTGAAAAAATGGCGGCTGGGCTGGAAAAGGTTTACGGCTCGGATACAAAAATCACCGGCTTATCGCAAAGCTGGAATAATTTTGTTACCACGCTGAAATCGTCTGCAAACGGATTAGGAGAGGCGACAAACGCTGGCGGATTTATGTCTGCCACTGTTGATGTGTTATCAAAAACGGTGGAGGGGGTCGGTGTTGCGTTTACCGTTGCGGCGAAAGGCACAAGCGCGTGGGGCAAGGCGTTAGGCGCTCAGATAGCCTTGATGCAATCTGGCGACTGGCAGGGATTCAAGCAAAACATTGCAGACATTGGTGATGAGTTTACAAACTCCGCAGGAAAAATGGCGCGTAGTTTTTTTGGACTCAAAACTGGCGCGGATGATTTGGCGGCTTCGCAAGAAAAGGCAAAAACGGTATCTGCTGAATTTTCATCGGCTGTACTAGATGCGGCGGCGACTTACACCAAAGCGGCAACGGCTTCGGCGGCTGTTGTCGAGTCCACAAAAAACATGGGCGATGCGAGCATTTCTGCCGCGCAAGCGAATCTACAGCAGGCACAATCTGTCGGGCAACTCAGTGATGTTTTGGCAGCGAAAAAAGGGGTTGAAGATGCGTCAGTTGCGGCGGCGGAAAAAAACGCACAAGCGGCGAAAAGTCAGCTTGATTTATCGCAGCAAAGAGCGGCGGCTATTAGCGCGGAGATAGAGAGGCTGAATGCGCTGACGGCTGCAAACGCGTCAGAAGATCAGGCAAGAGCCGAGTCGATTATCAAGCTGCAGGAAGAACAGCGGGAGCTAGATAAGTTAATCCCTAAACAGCTACTACAATCGCAAAACGCACAAACACTTGCCGCGTTGCAGCGAGATCAGGCGATGGCTTCTGCCGTTTCGTCTGCCGCATTGTTGCAGCAATCGGTAAACATTGACGCGCTAAACCAAAAACACGCACAGACGATTCAGTGGCTAACCCTGTTGCAGACCGCACAGACAAACAAAGCCGCTGCTGATGCACAGTGGGTTGCGCTAAATACTCAATTGATCGAGTTGGAGCAGCAAAAAGCCAATATGATTGGTGCGTCTGCAGAGGAAACGGCGGCATACAATGAGCGCGTAGCAGAAACGCAGGCGCGCATGGCAGAGCTTGAGGCGGCAATGGCAGGCGGCGTTGCTGCAACGGATGCAATTGCTAAAGTTACCGATGCGGCTAAGTTATCTACAGAGCAGCTAAACACGGCTTTGCAGCAGCGCATACAAGCGCAATCACAGCTAGACCAACTGAGTCAAATGCAATTCGAGCTGGAAAACAAAAATTTAGATTTGAAACAAATCGAGTTAAAAAGACGGCTTGATGTTGCCAAAGCGCGTGGCAATGAAGCCGAGGCACAGCGGATACAAAACGAACTGTACAAACTGGAAATTGAGCGTGTGAAAGCTGCCGCTGTTGCGAAGCAAGGCGAGATTAGATCACTGACAGAAAAGCTAAAACTTTCGCAAATGCAAGCGGAAGCGGATGGGAAGATCACAGAGGAAGAACGGCGACAAATTGC